TGCGCGCCGATGCCTGGGGCGGGCTGTGGGCCGGCTGGGTGGTTGCCAGCCGCAGGCTGGCGCAGTCGCTCCGCTGGTTCACCGCCCGCCTGCTGGTGACGGCGGAGGTGTGGGGCCTGGCCCGCCATCCCGCGCCGGGCACGATGAATAGCTGGAGGGGCCTCAAGTGGCCGTGGCAAAAGTGAGGCTTGGCCTGGGCGACGTGCGCGCCAGGCTGCAACTGCTGGACCCCAACTCAGTGGATTGCGTCGTGACCAGCCCACCCTACTTCGGCCTGCGCGCCGGATCAAAGGCCATGCAGCAAATATGGGGCGGGCAGCCGGCCTGCCGGCACGAATGGACCCAGCACGCCACCCGCGCCGTATCAGGCGGCACCCGGACACCCAAGCTCAAGATCAAGGGCAGCGAGAACTTCCAGACCGTGCCGGCCCAGCCCTTCGCTGCCTGCCGGCGGTGCGGCGCGTGGTACGGAGCGCTGGGATCGGAGCCGACCGTGGACCTGTATGTGGCGCATCTGGTGGAGGTGTTCGACCGGGTGCGGGTCGTCCTCAAACCCTCCGGCACCGTTTGGGTCAACCTGGGCGACAGCTACTCGACCAACGGCAAGTGGGGCGGGGCCAGTTCGGGCAAGCACGTCAATGGGCGCACCCCGCGCGTGCGCCGCAGCGACGGGGGCAAGCCGAAGGACTTGCTGGGCGTGCCCTACCGCTTCGCCCTGGCGATGCAGGCCGCCGGCTGGTACTGGCGCAGCCTCATCATCTGGCACAAGCCCAACGCCCTGCCGCATCCGGTCAAGGATCGCCCCAACGTTGACTTCGAGACGATCCTGCTGTTCACCCGCTCCCCGCGCTACTTCTACAACTGGAAGGCGATGCAGGAGCAGGCAACGGGCGAAGGTAACGGCAACAAACGCCGCCTTCTCAATCATCAGCCGGAGCATCGGACAAACTTCAAGATCGGCGTTCCCTGGCAGGGCGCGGACGTGCGCCGGGGCCGCGCGGTGTGGAGCTTTCCGACCGTGCCCTATAAGAACGGCCACTTCTCGACCTTTCCCCCGGAGCTGCCCCGCCGATGTATCTCTGCTGGCTGTCCTGCGGGAGGCACGGTGCTCGATCCCTTCGCCGGCACCGGCACCACCCTGCAAGTCGCCCGCGAAATGGGCCGGGCGGCCATCGGCATCGAGATCGAGCCGAGGTACGTGCCCATGATCGCGGAGCGGCTGGGGATCAGCCTCAACCATATCATCCGTGAATAGTCTGGAGGTTCTATGCCTATCACCCGCGCTTCACAAATTCCCAAGCTCTGGCAGGTGTTCCTAGTCAAGAACCAGGCCATCTTGAAAGAGTATCCGGTCCAGGCGCTCGACCAGGACAGCGCCATCCGGGCGGCCCGCAATCAGGCCACTCTCGACAACTTCGATCACCTGGACGGCCATCACTCCTGGGCGGCGCGCGTGACCGCCGATAAGGTGCTGGTGCCATGACCGTTGACCCGCTCAATGGCTACATCCATGTCACCCTCAATGGGCCGTTCGTGACGATGGAGGCCGAGCGGTGGGATGAATTGAAGCGCCGGCTGAAAGTCTACGGCTTCGGCTTCATCGAGGAGCGCCCGCGCGTGGATGGGCGCAGCGTGCGCCGCGTCTACCGCACCCCGCCCGGACCCAAGCCCAAATCGAAGTCCCGGCGCGCGGCGCGCTAGGGTGTGGTATAATCCCGGCGTCAGTCCTCCTATCGGTGAGCGTGGCGGAACCGGCCCGCAGTTCCCTTCCCAGGGAACTGCGGGCCGGTTTCTATTTGACGGCCCAACGGGATGTGCATTAGCATCCCGCCAGGAGACTTATGCGCAATTATCTGGAGTGGATGGACAGCCAGGGCTTCATTGTCGCGGATTATTGGGACATTGAGCGCGGCGTGTGGGGCACGGATGGCAAGCTGCAACTCTTTCCGTTCCAGCGCGCTATCTGCGACTATTGCTTCACCCTGCAACCCGATGGGCGCTGGCGCTTCAACCGCATCCTGTACTCCACCTTGATGAAGTCGGGCAAAACCGCGCTGGCTGCCTCTTTTGCCGCCTGGGCTTTGGAGGAGTTTCCCGCCGGCTCCGAAATCTTCATCTGCGCCAACGACGCCGAGCAAGGCATCGGCAACATGGGCAAGGCCCTGATGTATCACGCCATGCGGCGCGGGCATTATGTGACCAACTCCAGGGTCGAGGCCGCCAATGGGTCCTTCGTGCAAGTGCTGGCGCAGCACGCCGCCTCGGCTGCCGGCAACGCCCGCGTGATGGTGCTGTTCGATGAGTTGTGGGGCTACCGTTGCCTTCGTCCTAGCCATCGAGTGTTGACCGCTGACTTGCGCTGGGTGGCCGCCGGCAGCTTGCGGCCTGGGGATGAGTTGGTTGCTTTCGATGAGGAACGCGGCGATCATGCGTATCGCGCCTGGCGTTCGGCGCGGGTGCTGTCGGCAAGGATCGAAAAGCTGCCGGCGGTGCATATCCATGCTGGGTCACAGCGGCTTGTTTGCACGCCTGACCATCGCTGGCTGGCGCGGCGTAAGCTAGATCGCAATAATGTGGTATGGGTTCAGGCGCAGGACCTCCAGCCTGGCGATCAGCTAATGCGGGTGCTGCCAGTGTGGGATGAGGATCGTTCTTGGGATGCTGCTTATCTGGCGGCTGCTTTTGACGGCGAAGGGCACCTCTCGGTCAATTCTGAGAGCCTGGGTTACTCGATGCGCTATACCCAGCGCGAGAACGAGATGTCGGATCAAGTTCTCAAGTCGCTGCGTCTGCTGGGCTTTGATCCGATCCAATGCCGCAACGATAGCCGGAATGGGAAGCGCCCGTGCTATACCTACAATGTTGGCAACAAGCGTGAGGTGATGCGGCTGTTGGGTACGATCCGGCCTAAGCGGCTGCTGCCCAAGTTCGACCCTGACAAGCTAGGTCGGATGACTGCCGACGAGTGGGTGACAGTGGATGGCGTGTATAAGGGATATGATGAGCCGATGGTTATGCTGGGCACGACCAGCAAAACCTTCGTAGCCGAGGGCTTCGCCTCCCACAACACCGAGGGCGCGCGGCGCATGTACAGCGAGATGACGCCCATCCCGACCAAGCCGCTCTCGCTCCAGATCATCACCACCTATGCCGGCTACGAGCATGAAAGCGATCTGCTGTGGGACACCTATCTGCTGGGGGTCGGGCCGGAGGAGCACAACGAGGGTCAGGGCCAGGCGATCACCCTGCCGGGGGCGGAGGACGCTCCGACCTACGTCAATGGCCGGCGCTTCACCTACTGGAACCATGAGCCGACGATGCCCTGGCAGACCGACGACTATTACGACGACCAGCGCAAGGACCTGCGCCCCGCCGACTACCTGCGCTTTCATGAGAACCGCTGGGTGACTTCGCATGAGAGCTTCCTTGATCCAGCCTGGTGGGACGAAGCCGCCAAAGCTTTCCCGCTGGGCAGCGCGCTGCTGTGGGGCGACCATCCCTACAAGGGCTATCCGCTCTACCTGGGTGTGGACGTGGGCACCAAGCACGACCGCACCAGCGCCGTGGCGGTGGCCTACGACGCCAAGCTGGGGCGGGTGGCTCAGGTGGCGCACCGCATCTGGACCCCGGTCGAGGGCGAGTTGTTCGATCTGGAAGGCACGGTCGAACTCTGGCTGCGGGTGATGCACAAGCGCTTCCTGATCCGCCAGATCGGCTACGACCCCAACCAGTTCCACCGCTCGATGGTGACGCTGACCGCCGCCGGCCTGCCGATGGTCGAGTTCGTCCAGTCGCCGTCCAACATGGCCGCCGCCAGCCAGCAGCTCTACGAACTGCTGCGGGGAAAGAAGTTCTCGACCTATCCCGACGACGAGGCCCGCGAGCATCTGCGCAACGCCGTCGCTAAAGACACCGGGCGCGGCTTCCGCATCGTCAAGGACCCGGTTATCAAGAACGATAAGAAGCGCCGCAACAGCAAGCCGGTGGACTTCGCGGTGGCTCTGGCGATGGCCTGCTATCTGGCGGTGGAGAGCGGCGGGGTGGACGTGTCGCAGCCGGTGGTCTGGCCCTCGCCCTTTGGCGATGTCTCGGCCTGGCCGGCGACCCTGGACGATCAAGAGAAGCGGCTGCCTCTGCCGCTGCGGAGCAACTACTAAATGCCTGACGTGCCTGCCCCTACCGTTATTGATCCGGTTCTAACCGACCAGAGCCTCAAGGACCGCTCGCGCATCACGCTGACCCTGGGGCTGGCCCGGACGCTATGCGACCAGTGGCACAAGGACATCGAGCGCTCGCGCAAGCTGTACGAGTTCAACCACTTCGATTACCGGCCCAAGCCGGGCGAAACCACCTACGCCGATCCGACCTACACCAACACGGTGGACCTGGCGGTGGGCGTGCTGCTGGGCGAGGACATTGACTTCGACGTGCGCGGCTGGACGCCCAGCATGGCCGAGGAGGAAGCCTCCAGCAAGGTCGAGAAATATCTGGCCGGGGTGCTGGCGGTCAACAGCCGCCGCAACGATTACCACATCCCCTATGAGGTCATCCTGCATTTCGTGCGGGATGGAGCCGGGGTGCTGTATAGCGTGTGGGACCCGGACATCGCGGCGGCTTCCCTGGCGAACGTGCCGATGGCCGGGCCGGATGGGATGGTGAACATTCCCACCTATCTGGACGTTCCGATCCGCACTCAGGTCATTGATCCGATCGAGATGTTCGCGGTGCCGGGCGGGCGTGGCCGTTACGCCAAGATGTTCCGGGTGGAGCGCATGAGCGTCTACGATGTCGAGACGCTATACAACGTGCGCCTAAAGAAGTTCGCCGGGCTGACCGACGACGCCAAGCTCATCACCTACGGCAACTTCATTGACTTTTGGGAGGTGGTCGCCAAGCCGCATTTCACGCCCGGCGATCCGCTGGAAGCCTGGTATCGCAACCGCCCGTATGCCATGCAGAACGCCATGCTGTTCGATGAGGAGTTCCTGATGGCCCCGCGCCTGATGCCGGGCTATGGCGACTACCCCTACACCCTGGGGTTCTTCAAGCCGGTCAAGCGTGACAAGCCCGAAGGCTGGGGCCATTCCATCATCCGCCCGATGGAAACGACCGTGGCGATGCTGGAGCGTTCGGTCAACCGCCGCAGCCGCCAGATTGATATTTATTCCTCGCTGCCGATAGTTAGCCGAACTTTGCCGGGCCGGGCGGTGTCGGTTGACCCTGGCATGGGCACGCACGTCAACCTGGGACCCAACGAGGACATCGGCTTCCCCAACTGGCCGGGCAACGCCCCCGACGTGGAGCAGCAGATCGAGTTCCTGCGGAGCCGGGTGCAGCAGTCGGGTTTCTCGGACGTGATGTTCGGCAGCGGCGCGAGCCAGGTATCGGGCTTCGCCATCAACCAGTTGGGCGACCAGAACCGCATCCGCCTGACCCAGCCGACCACACACCTCGGCCAGTTCTTCACCCGCTGGGCCGACAAGACGATTGATATGACCCGCTCGTTTGCCGGCGACCGGGCCATCCGCGTTTACGGACACGTGCGCGGAGCCAACTTCGCGGAGGCGGTCAGGGGCACCGACCTGGAAGGCTATCAGGTCAACGCCGTGGTGCATCCGGTGTTCCCCAACGAAGAGGCCCGCCGCCATGCGATGGCGACCCAGGTCAAGGGCATCCTGCCGGCGCGCATCATCATTCAAAAGTACCTGGGCGTGCGCCAGCCCGACGAGGCCATGAAGATGCTGATGGAGGAACAGGTGCTCAACCATCCGGCCATGCAGCAGTACATCCTCATCACCGCGCTCCGCGAGATGGCAGCGGCGGGCGACGTGGGCGCGCAGATCGCCTTGCAGGCCATGCTCAACGGCCAGGCTTCGGGGATGCCGGGCCGTCCGACCGAGCCGAACGCGCCCGAACAGCCGCTTGGCCTGAGCAGCTCGACCGGGCTGCCCACGCCGCAAGAGCAAGGCGGGATGCCGCCCGGCCAGTCGCCGCAGGATCAGTTGGTGCAGCAAGCCACGGCGACCCCCGACATGACGGGAGTGATCGGCTGAGATGAACCATAGCTCGCTGCGCCGCCGCATCGAGGCGGCCAAGATCGCCGCGCAACAGGCTTCCAACCGGGTGCATGATCTGGTGGGCAGCCCGCGCGATCCGCAGTTGGTGTTGTACCTGTCGCACACGCGCGCCGACTTCGAGAAGATGCGGCAGCGCTACGGCGCTGAGGAAACCATGCGCTATATCAACGAGATGGAAAAGCGTCTGCTGGTCCACAAGAAAGGCTAACCTATGGCACAAGTCGTTGTTCAACCGGGAGATAGCTGGGCCTCCATCGCCGGCCAGTACATGGGCGACCAGAGGCAACTCGGCGCGCTGATCCAGGCTAACCCTGGCGGCCTGATGCTGCATCCCGGCCAGGTGCTCAACGTGCCGGATAAGCCCGGCGCGGTGGACCAGGCCACCCTCAACAGCATCATCGGCGCGCTCAAGAACACGCCCTTCCCCAATGGCGGCAACCTGTGGAGCGGCAGCCGGGGCGCTACGCCGACCAACGGTGGAGGCGGCGCGGCGGGTGGCGGTGGGGGTGGTGGCGGCACATCCAACACGGTTGGCGGCGGGCGCGGTGGCAACGGCAACGGGCGCGCTGTCAGCCCAGGCGGGCCGGGCCAGCAAGTGCCCGACGCCGGCACGCAGGGTATCCAGGGCTATCTCCAGGCGCATGGTGTCGGCGGCCAGCCCAACGATATTCCCACCGGCGGCTTCAACACCACCGGCATGTCTCAGCAAGCGGTGCCCGACGCCGAAACTCAGGGCGTAGCTCAATACCTGATCGCGCATGGCGCGGACCCCACCGGCCTGTCGGGCATCATGCCGGGCGGCATCCAGCAAGGCCCGATGGCCCCCGGCAACGCTTCCCCGACCGTAAACGGAACGGACCCGATTGCCCTGGCGACCTCGCTGATGCTGCGGCCTGCCCAGCACGCGCGCCAGGGGTTTCAGCCGTGGGACGTGGCGGCCATGAGCGGGATGCCCAGCACGGCGATGCCCGGCTCGATCTACGAGCCGTATCTTGGCGGTGGGGGCGGCGCGCCACCTCCGCCTCCGCCCGGTACCAACTGGCTGTACCAGCAAACACCTCGGAGGTAGTTTATGAGCACCTGGCCGCCTCCGCCGCCCAAGCCGCTCAAGGAAAAGTCCAAGCCCCAGCAGGGCCAGCAGGTGCCTGACGCCGGCACGCAGGGCATCCTTGACTATATCCAGGCTCATGCCGTGGCGCAGGGCGCGGACACTTCCTACGCGGGTCAGCCGCGCGGCAATCCCGACATGAAGGGCAACCGTGAGTACACCTACCCGTTGAACGACCTGGGCACCTGGGGCCAGACCGGCGGCGGAGGTGGTGGCGCGGGCGGCGCAGCCACGCCGCCCGCGCCTAACGGTCCAGACTATAGCTCGCTGACCGCCGCTTACCGCACTCAATGGAAGCCGACCTATTCCGTGCCGGGCGCGCCAAGCTGGTGGAAGGGCCTGACCCCTGACCGCCTCAACCCGCTTACGGAGTATGCGACCATCGTCAACGCGCTCGTTCCGTATATGTCGCCGGAGGATCAGCGCACGGCAGCCGAAAACCTGTCGCAGCTATCCACCACCGATCCCTCGGTCAATAACCCCTTCGCGGGCGGCAAGCCGACCGCCACAGTGGGGCAGCCGGGCGACTATTCCTTGAGCAGCACCCCCGCCGCGCCGCTGCCGCCAGTCGAGGGCGCGCCCACGGTGCAGTATCAATACTTCACCGCCAATCGGGCGCAGGGCATCCTCGACACGCTCAACAGCATGGCGAAGGGCATGGGCAAGAGCGCGCAGGACTTCGGGCCGGGCTACCAGTACCTCAAGGACATCGCCTCGGTGATGCAGCAATACGGCGGCGCGGGCAACAGCGACCAGACGCGCGGGCAATACCTGGCGGAGCAAGCTGCGCTCGATCCGATCCTGGCGCAGTCGCAGGGCACCACCGGCCTGCTGTCGGCTTACGGGCCGGCGGCGGAGGCGCTTATCAATCCGTTCACTGGCCTGGGGCCGGCGCGCGATGCCACCAAGCAGTCCAATGGGCAGTGGCAGTTCGAGCGTCCTAATCCCTGGCTGGGAGGCTAGTGAATGTGGCTCCAGCGTTGGTTTAGAGCAATCTTAGAGATAGCTGATTGGCGCACATCGAAGCGGATAGCGATGTCTCTTTGCGACAGTTTCTTCTCGCTAATCAACCGGCGTATCTCTCGTACATCGGCTTCATTTAGTTTAGACATCCCATGCTGGACGCCCCGCGCGGAGCGGCGACGTGAGGCCATATCAGCCATGTTCTCCGCATGGGTGCCGCGCGACAGATGTTTTGGATTGCAGCAAGGTGGGTTGTCGCAGGAGTGGAGTACCTCTCGCTTTCCAGGTTGTTTATGGTTGGCGATTGACCAGGCAACCCGATGGGCTTTGAGGATTTTATTCCCGATGCAGATAAGGCGATACTTGGTGGTGAATGGCTGGCCGTTTCTGCGTTTGAGCGGCCAGCAGTCATCCTCGCCTCGGATGTCCACATGCGACCAGAAGGTTTTGATCTGCGCTTTGGTTAGTCGGGGTATGATGCTGGAATAATTAGCCATTTGACGATTATTCCCTGAGTTGGGGTAATTGTCAATTAGCCACAGTTAGGAGCTGCTTGAATGTTTGAAACGAAGTTGCTTGATCTTGGCACCAACCTGATCCAGGCCAATGCCCGGCTGGAGCAGTTGATGGGCGAAGCCTGGGACGTGCTGGGCTTTCATATCAACGTCACCGGGCACTACATCGTGCTGGTGCGGCGCGAGGCGCTGCCGAACCCTGAGCCGGAACCGGAGCCGGAAGTCGTAGAGGAAAAGCCTCGGCGCGGGCGCAAGCCCAAGCCTCAGACAGTTGAAAGTTAGGCGAACTTATGGCCGGAAACTTTTGGGAAACGCCGGAGTTCCAGCAAGAGTTCAATAAGGCCCAACCCTCCGGGGTTGGGCCGGTTGCATCTTCTGGAACTTTCGGCGTGGGCGGCAAGTCGCTGCCGAGTGATACCACGCCCTGGACGCCGCAGACGGTAAACACCTCGCCCGCGCCGGAGGGCACGCCCATCCCTGGCGCGAACCCTCCGACCGATCCCACCGCTGGCTCCGATCAGCAGCAGTCCAAACCGCAGGGGATGTTCGGACCCAGCGCGCAGCTTTCGGATTTCCTGACCCAGCATCCGGCCTCGCCCTTCGCGCCGCCAACCACCTACCAGATACACAACCCTTTCGCCGCCCCCGATCAGCAGGTGCAGAACATCCCGGCGGATACCAACGGACCCTCATGGACCGATCAGCTTTTCAAGGTCCTGGGGCTGGGCATGAATATCCCCAAAGAGATCATCGGCAACCCCAACCTGCCCGCGCCGATCAGCGACACGCTCCAGTGGGCGGCTAAGTGGGGACCGCTATCGGGCGCGCTGGGTCGCACCGTTTTCGCGGCAGCGACCTACAAGGGCATTCAGGCGCTCAACGCGCCAGACCATCTCGGCATCACCAACGCCCTGGCGGCCTCCGGGCTGCTGCCGCAAGACGTGCTGACCTCCGTCGCCACCCGCCAGGCGCTAGAGGACAACGCCCACGCCGCGCTCAACAACAGCGTGGCGCGGGTGCGGGCGATCCGCGACAACATGGCTCCGCCTGGCATCCAGAACAACGTCTATGGTTTCTCGATTGACCCAGCCACCGGCCAGTTGCGCCAGGGGATGCCGCCCGATCTCCAGACGGTTATTGATAACAACCGCTGGGACGCTGCTTACGACAAGATCGTGGCTGACAGTCGCGGGTTGAACGGGATGGCTCAGGACAACCGCCGCGCGGCATATGCCATCCTCGCCACCCCTGGAACGATCCCGCAGGCCGACCTCGATCAGGCCAAAAGTCTCATCTCTCAGGCGCAGCTCGAAACTCAGAAAGCTGCCGGCTGGGGCGATCCGACCTTCGCCTACACCTTCGATGTGGACCCGGCCCGGCGTGACGCTTTCCGGGCGGCGCTGGTCGAGGCCGAGATGGAGAAGCGCGCTCCGCTCGACAGCTACGAGATCAACTCCATCAAGGACCACTTCGTTGATCCGTGGGAGGAGCTGCCGGGTGAGGTGGCCCTGGACCTGTTCAACATCCTGGGGCTGTATGAAAAGCCGGGCGAACTGCTGGGCGATGCCAGCAAGTTTATCGGCAACAAGCTGGCGAACTCAACCATCCTGGGCGGCGACGGCGCGCTCCAGGCTCTCGGCAACGTCATGGCGCAGGGCCAGGTTAGGGCTACCCTGGCGACCAAGTTTGGCAACTTCGCCTCCACGCTGCCGGTCGTGGGCGACTTCGCCCGCTACCTGCTGCAAGAAACCAACCGCTCAGCGGCGGCCCGGCTGGCGGCGACCGCCTCCGACACCCTGGGGCGGTTGGCGAACGCCGCCACTGACATGGACAGCTTCAACGACATGCTCAAAACGGCGGGTGACGGCGGAGTACTGGATGCGGCCTCGATTGGCGAGCGCGAAAATCAAGTGCTCAAGAGTATGCGCAACGTGGTGAACGGCGGCGATCAGTGGAGCAAGCTGGCCGATGACGCCACCAACAATCTGCGCCAGCAAGCCAGCGCGGCTTACCGGCGTGCCTGGAACGCCTCGCCGCAAGCTCAGGCAGTCTACGACAGTGTGTTGTCATCCGCGACCCAATCGGCCTCAACAGCGGGTGCCGCCCAGGCCGCGCCCGGCTTGACCCAGGAAGCCCAGGAATTTCTAGCTAAGGTAGACGCAGGGGGAATGCCTGCGATGATTACCAAGAACCTGGAGCGCATCGCGGGGGAGAATGGCGTCAAAATTACCGGCAGCATGACGCCCCAGGATGTGGTAGATGCGCTGCGGGCGGCGGGAGCCGCTGCGGCCTCCAGCGCATCAGAAGCGGCTCCCGCCGCCGCCGATGCGTTGGAGGCTGCCCGGCTGGCGGCGCTCAACGCCAAGACCGAGTTCGTCACCTCCCAGGTAAACGATGCCGTCGAGCGTCTGGTGTCCAATCCCAAGTCTATCGTGCCGCAGTTGGCGGGGCAGTTCGCGGACGCTTATCGCGCGGCGCACATCATCCCTGGCACGGCGCTTTCCGATGACGACCTGCTGGCGCTGATCGCGCGCAAGCTGGGCGTGCTGGAACAGGCCAAGCCGGGCATTCAGATGGTGAACGGGATGGCCGACTGGCTGACCAACAACTGGATGGCGGCCACCTCGCTGGCCCGGCCAGGCTCATCGGTGACGCGCAACGTCAACGCGCTGTTTCAATACATGATCGGCGGTGGGCACCTGTTCGATGACCTGGGTTCGATCCTGACCACCGACTTCGCCAAAGCGCAGGACATGGACATGCTTCTGCCGGCGGACCTGGCGCAGTCGCTCCTCAATCGGCAGATGGGCGCGACCGGCACGGTGGCGGATCGGCTGCTGGCTGGCTGGCGTCCGACCTGGGGACCGCTCACAACCATCACTGACCGCTGGAACGCGCTGCGCAATCCGGCTACCAATGGCCTGCTAGACCTGGCGGCCTCGGCCAGCGCGGGTCTGGCGGACGGCGCGCCGCTGATGGACAAGCTGGCGGGTGATCCACTGCCGCCAGTGGCCGACACCGGCAAGGGCGCGATCAAGGCCGCGCGGGATGCCTGGAAAGCCTGGATCGGGGGCTGGTCGGATTGGAACCAGGCGGTATCCTTCAACCTGCGGGCGCGCATGTTCCATGAGGTCCTCAATTCAACCTACGACGGGCTGGAGCAAAACCTGCTGCCCGACACCATGAAGCTGGTGGCCGGCGACCCCAAGCTTTACCCGATTGCGATGTCGCTGTGGAACGAGGCCGGCAAGGACCCGGATCGCTTTCAGCAGCTAACCCAAGAGTTCTTGGGCCAGGCGGCGGGCATGGGAGCCAAGTACACCCGGCTGGTGCCGCCCGACATCATGGGCCACGTCGGAGCGATGACGCCCTCCGACCGCTCGCTGTTTATGAACCACGTCTTGACCCAACTGCGCAACACGCAGGCCATGCGTCCGCTGGACGACGTGACGATCCGCACGGTCTTTGGCGACATCGAGCGCCAACTGCAAGACTACGCCGTGTCGGCGGCTGCCCGCGCGCCCAGCGCCACGGCTCCAGCAGCCGAGGCGGCGGCTCAGGCAGCGGCGGACAAGACCCTGGCGATGGCGGCGCAGGCCAAAGCCCTGTCTGGCAAAAACACCGATGCCATCACCGGGGCCGTCAAGGGCATACTGGATGGGGTGGCGACGGTGCAGCCGGCTGCCGGCCTCGGCCCGGAGATGGTGCGGGTCGGATTGGATGCAGCCGGCAAACCACTGCTGGAGTACGATGCGGAAGCCCTGGCAAAGCTATCTCCCAGCGATGCGCGCGTGCGCCTGTACGATGGCGTCAGCCGGTTGGCCGCCCAGCTTGGCGGTCCGGACCTGGCGATGTTTGGCGACCCGGCTTCCCTGGCTGTGCGCGTGCAGCAATTCTTATCCGATCCAGCGGCGGTGCAGCGCGCCAACCCCAAGCTGGCCGAGGCCATCGCCACAACCCTCGACCGCAACCCGGAGGTGTACGCTACCTTCCGGGGGCTGCTGGGCACGCCGCTGCCTGACTACCGCTCCATCGTCAAGGACGTGTCCGACGAGGGCTACCGCCTCGGCCCGATTGACTACACCAAAATTCTCAACGACCGCATCGGCAGCCGCGTCTACCAGACCGCCCCCGCCGTGCAGGCCGCCGGCCAGAACCAGGCGGCCTCACGCGCCACCTTCTCCCGTATGATGCGCGAAGCGCTGGACGCCGGCACCGTCACCAACGAAGCCTGGACCAACGGCAACGAGGCCATGCGCACGATGGACGCCGCGCAAGGCTGGCTGCACAACTGGTGGCTGGACTTCGCTCCCGATCCGCTCCACAACACCGGCAAGGCGCGCCGCTCCGCCTGGGACTACTTCGATGAGCTGCGGGCGCAGAACTACCAGGCGGTGGCGGACTGGACCCAGGAACTCCAGCGAGCGACCTTGCGCGGGGAAACCATCACGATGCCTTCCCTGGACGAGATGCTGACCCGCAGCGGCATGAAGCTCGATTACGATGCCGGCGGCCACATCGCGCGCATCACGATGCCCGGCCCGAACGGCACCTCCGACCGGGTGTATACCAACCCGATCACGATCCTCGGCCTGGAGAGCAACCTGCTCCGGCCTCTGTTCCCGCGCGGGCTGCCGGATGGTCTGACGGCGGACAAGGCGATTGCGATGCCGCTGGACGAGTTGGAGACGACCGCCAAAGGCTACATCAACGCCGTGCGCGCGCCGGTGGATGTGCCCAAGCCGATCTCGGCGGACACGCCGGTAGTTAGGCTAACTTCGGCGGGCACGCCCGCGCCGAAGGGCACGCGCACCCCGGTCAACTACACCGGCGACATCCAGCGCGACAAGCTGCTGGAGTGGCTCAAGACCAACCTGCACCTCAACACCGACGCGGCCCAAGCCGACCAGCATTTCCTCGATGCGCTGGCCGGCGCGTGGGAAAACCTGCATCCGGGGCAGGACTGGTATAAGGAAACGTTCGCCGGGATGACCCGCTACCCGCGCGGCATCCACGAACTGCCCGAAGGCGCGCTGACCCAGGCCAGCGAGCAACTGGTGCAGGACGTGGACATGAAGCCGTTTCCCTCGATCACTCCGGGCGGCTCCGGCTCGTTCAACCCGGTGCAGGAGCAGGCAGCTCCGACCGGCTTTGGTGTGAACGCTCCGGCAGCGACCCGCGTGATCCCGGCAGCGCAGTTCTTTGCCGATCCACAGCGGCAAGGTGATCTGCTGGCCGACTATGCCACCGAGCACCTGCCGGAGCTATTGCGGGATGATAGCTACATCACCTGGGATCACGCCGGGGGCGAGGCCGACGTGGTGTTGAACGTTTCACGCAACGTGCCCGACGAGTACAGTGCCATCCAGCAGGGCATCACTTCTGGACAAGCGAGTATCTATGACTACACCAACGGACAACCTCTCTACCTCGACACCGAACCAGGCCGGACGGCGGCCCAGCAGGATGGTGCTGCCTTTGCCCAACTGGTTCCGGGCGAAGGCGAAAGCGGGCGAGCCATTTACACCCGAGGACAAGGCCAGATTGAGCGGGTGGTTTCAGGCCCACCTCCGGGCGCAGTTAGCGGCAGCCCCGACAGCCTCAGCCCCGGCGAGTTCAGCCGGCTCCAGTCCTACCGCAACAGCCTGATCTCTGATCTGGCCGAAGCTTCGGCGGATGGCGATGCCGCCCGCGTGGCGCAGCTCCAGCGCCATCTCGACAGCACCAACGAGTTCCTGTCGCACAGCCAGTTCTTTGCCCAAAGCGAAAGCGACCCGGCGAGTAGCTGGTATCTGAAATCACGCCGGCTGATCCAGCAGAAGATGCGTTCGGCCAAGACCCAGCCGGTCGAGGCCGTGCAGAACTTTTTGCGCGGGCAGGTCAGCCAGGAAGAACTCGCGGCTACCGGCCTGGACAGCTATCTGGCCGCGCGCTCTGGGGGCAAGGTCACGCAGCAGGAGCTTCTCGATCACCTCGACCAGAACACCCCCGAACTCATCCCGATGGTGCTGGGCGAGAAAGGCCCTAAGCCCGAACCCATCCCCTTGAATTGGGTGTCGCTGGGTGGCGACGATCTCACCGCTGTCGGCTACGACGGCGCGCACTACCAGGTCCGCATCGGGCGTGACGACGATTGGTTCCTGGTCAACAGCCGGGATCATTCCTCCATCCCGTTTGCCACGCCGCAGGAAGCCCAGCACGCCGGGTCGGCGGCAGAGCTGCGCGCTTATGCGGCGGACCCTCATCCGGTCTTTGACTATGATGAGGTCGGCCAACTGCGCCAGGATTTCCGCGATGCGATGGCCGCCAAGTATGGCTCACCCAACCCGGAACGCTGGGGGGATGACGCTCAGACCTGGGAGGACATCAACGCCGATGGCCGCGCCCGCTATTCGGCCTCGCAGTACATGCACAACCAGCAGCCGACGCTGTGGAGCGACCGCACCTCGCCCGGTGGGACCAATTACCGCGAGGCGCTGCTGCTGTTCAAGGCCCCCAAGTCGCCGCAGCAGCAAGAGCTGACCTCCGCTTATGAGGCTTACGACAGCCTGTACGAAGAACTGTCGGAGAAGTATCCGCAGGGCTGGCGCGCCTCCGATGGCACCTACTGGCGACCATCGGGCATGGACTTCGATCAGCGTAACTCCGTTCCGCCGTTGTCAGCCGATGACGACCAGGCGTTCGCGGCGGCCAACCAGCGCACCTACGCCGCTACTAAGGCGGCGCAGGAGAGCGGAGCGGATGAGCTGGAGAATAAGTATCGTCAGTTCTCCGATTTTCACGGCCGGGACATCAAGAGCCGCAACCCCATCGCGGTGCATATCCGCTACAAAGATCGTCTGGACACCGATGGTCGGCGCATCCTGGCGATTGAGGAAATTCAATCCGACCTGGCCCAGCGCGGGCGCGACCAGGGCTTTTACACCCCGGAGGTCGTGCAGCGCATCCAGGCGCTCCAGCAGTTGGCCGAGGCGGCTGGCAAGAACCCCGCCGACATCGCGGCGGGCCGGCGTGAGGCGCTGGTTCCAATCTTGGAGAAAGCCCAGGCGGCCTCTTACCTGATGGCTCCGCCAACGCCGTGGGCGGACAGCTATAACAAGCTGGCGCTGAACTATATGCTGCGCAAGGCGGCGGAGGATGGCGGTTATGATGGGCTGGCCTGGACGACCGGGGCAACTCAATCAAATCGCTACAGCTTGGCCCACTATGTTGACCAGTTGGATTGGTCTGTGCCGCAAGGCACCGTGCTGCCTCCGGTCGGGTCCAACACTCAGAACTCATTGGTGATGGACTATTTGCAAGGCCGCCTCTCCCTGGCCGATCTGGAAGAACAGTATCCCAGCGCGTTCAAGGATATGGACGCCGCCAGCGTCACGCTCAAGGGCAGCAAACTCGGCAAGAGCACTCTGAACACCTCCACCCCGCTGGGCAGGCTGCATGAGTATGTTGGTCAAGACATAACCGACGCGATCAAGGATCGTATTCGCGCCGGGGCCTCCAGCGACACCATCCTGGGCGACAACATGCAGGTCGGCGGGCTGGGCATGGGCGAAGCCTACGATAAGAAAATCTCGTCTATCGCTGGCCGGATGGGCAAGCCGTTCGGGGTGAGCGTGAGCGATCTGCCGCTCCAGACCGGCGGGCAGTCGGTGGCGACCTATCAGGTGTTCCGCGCGACTGTGGACGACATTCGCGGCGAGCTGGAACAAGCAGCGCAAACCGCACAGGATCAGGTGGCCGCCACCCGCAGCAAGCTGGTAGATTGGATAGGCGCGCATGTGCGCGCCGACAACGGCCAGCCGCTCGACCCCGATAGTATCGGCTCGATGGCGGATGAGGCGCTGGGTCTGGAGCCGGAGCCGGGCCGCAACCGTCAGAACGGGCTGAGCTACCTGGAATACGCGCTGGGCTTCGTGCCGCCTGAAGATCGCACCGATGCCGACAGCTTGTTGCGCGAGGTGCGTACCTCTGGCGACCAATACCTGCAAACCCAGGACGACCTCAACCGCTACTGGACAGATGAGCCGGGCTTCGCCAAGTATAACCGGCCCGATATGTATGAGCCGGTCAGTGAGCCTTACGACACCTTTCAGGAAGCCGCCGCCCACGCCGATCTGCTGCACCAGACGCCGGGCAGCGAGTATGCCCATCTGCCGATTGTGGAAAGCAGTCGCATCGAGCCGACCTATCAAACTTTCCATTATCTACCAATCAACGATGCGATGAAAACCAGCGCCCTACAAGGGATGCCGCTGTTCCAGACGCGCGGCCAGGTACGGGCGGCAGTGCAGTTCCTCGATGATGGGCGAGCCTGGCTGCACTTCTTCTCCGGGGCCAACCTGAGCGCCATCCCGCATGAAGTCCTGGGCCACATCCTCGAAACGCAACTGCCGCCCGAAAGCGTGCAGGCGGTCTCAGACTGGATGGGCAAACCGCTGGCCGAGTGGGGGGTAGCGGAAAAGGAAAAGTTTGCCAAGGCCGCCGAGCAATACGTTCGGGACGGCCTGCCGCCCACGCCGGAACTGGCCCCGACGATGAATTACCTGCGCGACTACATGGGCCGGGTGTACGCCAACATGGCCGCCTACTTCGATGGGGTCAACATCAACCCCTCGATCCGGGCGGTGTTCGACAAGGCCCTGGGCGCGACCGACGACCCCAAGACTTTCACCGAGATCGCTCCGGCCCGCGCGCTGGGTTTGTTGCGCACCGACACCGATCCGCTCATCCACACCGCCTTCAAGGATACCTTTCGCTGGATGCAGCAGGAGCTTCGGTCGGTCGGGACCGAGGGCGACTTCTATTCCGATCTGCTGCGCGAATACCCGCATTGGTCGGACGTGATCGCGGGCGCGCCGGAATGGGACAACCCGCGCGTGGTCCTCAACAAGCTCCTCGAAAATGAGATGTTCCGCGCGCCGGATGCGCCGATGGACCCCGAAACCCGCGCGTTGGTCAGCCGGATGTACGAATACGCGGCGGGCGAACTCACGCACGGCACGCCCTACAATCCGCCCAATCCCTACATCTTGTCCAAGATCAACGCGCCGCAGGCGATCCTCGATGACGCCACCGCCAAGTTCCAGTCCGTCAACGGTATCTCGGACGCCGGGGCCTGGCTGGCGCAGAAGCAGCAGAACGACATCGAGGCGGAACTGGCCCGCGCCTGGGATGCCTGGGCCGCCGCGCCGCGCTATCCAGATGGGCGCTCACTGCGAGAGGTCTGGCCGGCGCAGGCGACCAAGACCCAGGCCGGCTTCGACAGCTACATCTCTGATGCGATTGACCGGCTCAAAACCAACTACGGCCCGCGCGCCGACGATCTGACCTCGGCGCTCCAGTACATCCAACAGGAGGCGCGTTCGTTCGGGGCGCAGGCGATGCAGGCCAACCAGGCGCTCTTGCCGGAGCAGCTTTCGGCCCGCGAGCAGCAGTTGGCGGCGCAGTTCCCGGTGATGATCCCGTACTGGCAACTGCCGGATGAGATCAAGACCTGGCTGGGCCGGGCTGAGAATATCCAGGCGCAGGCCGACGCCGCCACCGATACCCTGCACTACTGGCGCGACTGGCTGTTGGACAAGGCCAACTCCGGCGATCCGATGGCGACCCAACTGACCGATCAGCAGCGCGGCACGTTCGCTACCTGGGCCGACCAGGCGGCCAAAGCCAAGTACAGCCTGCTGGACCAGGCCACCAACGGCAACCCCGCCAGCGGGATCGAGGGCGCGCTGCCGCACACCAACAAGTTCATGCTGAACTATCAGCATCAAACGAACTTCGACCAGATCATGCGCACCATCTTCCCGTTCTGGATGATGCCCAGCCGCAGCATTCCGTTCTACCTTGAATACATGGCGAGCCATCCCTGGCTGCCGGCGGCCTATGCCAAGCTGGTTGAAACATCACAGCGCGTGTCATATGCCGCCGGGGCGACCACCTCGGACGGCCATCAACTGCCATCGCTGGAAGGTTACTTTCCGCTGCCGGGAACCAATGTCTGGTTCAACCCAACCTCGATGCTGCGCTTCCGCTACGCGCTGCCGCGCGCCTCGCAAGCCTATAACGATGTGGACGAGGCGCAGACCCCGCTCCAGCAGACCTATACCTATCTGGACCAGATGGGCCGCGACCTGGGTTTCTACCTGCCGCCCTGGGTGACAATCCCGGCCCGCGCGCTGGACGTGGCTGACACCAACCGCCTGCCGTCGTTTTCGCTGGTGCCGGAGCTGCAACTGGTGCCGCCGTGGGTCGAGAGCGATGTGATGGAGAAGCTGTCGCGGGCGGCCTCGCCCGGCATCAAGGACTTCTGGTACAACTACATCAACCCGACCCCGCCCTGGCAGGATTACTTGGTCGAGCGCGAGGTGCTGCGCAACGCCCTCGACCAGATGCACAATCCCAACCTGACGCCTGACCAGAAGATGTCGCTGGCGACCGACGCGCGGGATGCGCTCACCCAGCGCGAAGGCAACCCGGCCTACGATGTGGCCCTGCGCAGCGTGCAGAACCAGGAGTACGGGCGTGATCTGGCCGGGTTCTTTACCGGCGTGTTCCCGCAGCAGTACAGCGAGGGCGCGGCGGAACTGGCGGCGCTGCGCGATCAAGTCAACCAACTGCGCGACAGCATCAACAGCGAAACCAACGCCGCCCTGTTCGACGTGCCCGGCGACAGCGCCGCGCGCTATAACGCCTATACCGACCGGCGCTATAACACCCCGGACGGTTACTTGGTCACGCTCTACAACGACATCCGCTTCACGCAGACGCCGCAGGGTGTGCCGGTCTACGGCCAGCAGCGGCGCGACCTCATCAGCCAGTCCATCACCCAGGACCAGGACACCTCCAGCTACTACTCCGCGCTGTCGGCGCTCAGCGACCAGCTCAACGCCCGCCTGCGCGCCCTGCCGGTTGGGGGCGATCCGACCGTCACCAGCGCCGTGTGGGACTGGTACTTCAACCAGCGCCAGCAGATCGAGAACAGCCCGGCCTACGCCGACGCGCAGCGCCCCTGGACCCAAAGCATCAAGCCCGACCCACTGCTGGCCCAGCACTACACCGACCAGTGGTATCAAATGATCCGCGCCACCCAGCCGCAGTGGGATCAGGCCAACGGGCAGTCATACACCGATTGGCAGGCGGCGGTGCAGAACTGGCGCGATAGCTTCCCGCAGATCGTGCAATCGTTGTCCAAGTCCTTCGCGGACCAGGCCAACTCCGACGCGCTGCAAGCTCCCACCAACGCCGAACAGACAGCGGGGCTGGCGAAGTCCAACCAGATCGTGCAGTGGCTCACAGCCAACACCACCCCGCAGAGCTACGACGATTGGAACAAGGCCAACGACACGCCGCTGGATGCGCTCAACAACGCCTGGCGCACAACTTATTGGGACCCGTATTGGAACGCCGTGAACGGCCAGAGCGGCTACAACTACACCCTGGCCGAGCAGACCTTCCTCCAGGCTCATCCCAACCCGCCCACGCCCGACGAACTGGCGACCTGGGTGATGAATAACTACCCGGCGGGCAAGTTCACTTACGACCAGTTGGTGCAGGCCGCGCAGTCTCAGGGCGAGGAGAGCATCTCGGATCGCACACGCCCCGCCGACGACACCACCGCCTTGCAGCAGCAAGCCTATGATATCTTGGACGAGGCCGGTCCCGGCGCGGGCCAGACCAACCTCATCAACGCCTTCATCAAGGCCGGCGGCAGCCGCAGTGACATTGACGTGTTCTACGACACCGGCGGAGCCTGGAAGGACCCCACCAAGCTCGCTACCTTCGTCGGCCAGTTGCAGCAGGCCGCCGCCGCTCTCAAACTCGGCCCGCCCACCACCGACCAGCTTACCCGCTGGCTGCAAGTTCAGAACCTCAACCAAGCCTGGCAGCAGCAGGCTACGGCGCAGTTCGGACCCGACATCCTCAATGTGATCGCGGACTATGGCGCGGCTTCCACCAGCGCCCGCACCGCCATGCGCGCCGCCGATCCGCGCATCACCAAGTTCTACGACGCCAAAGATGCTTATGGGACCCAGCACCCGGATTGGGCCATCTACTATGATACCTACATCGCCCAAAAACTCGGCCTCAACCCCTCGGCCTATGCTACCTCCGGCGCAGTCCTGGTGGACCCTAACACCGGCCTGCCGGTTCCACCCAGCAGCAGCGGCGCGGGGACAACGACGGGTGGGACAACCACCCGCACCACCCGCGCCACGACGGCGACCCGGAAATCCGCCGCGCCCCGCGCCGCCGCTGCACCCAGGCCACTGACCTCGGTCCAGATGAACGCCGCCATCCGGCGCGACTTCATCCCGATGGCTCGCCGCAGCGCGGGAGAAATCCTAGATTATCTGGACGCCACCAAGCTGGGGACTGGCAAGCTGGGCGGCGCGCCCAACTGGCCCGACGACCTGTGGGCGCGCTATGGACATCCGCCGCCGGGCCTGGCCGACGCGCTGGGAACGACCGCTATCCAGCAGCTTGCGGCGGGGGTGCCCAGCCAGCCCTTGACCGATTTCCTATCATCCCTGGCGCTGTCTAACCCGCAGTACCAGACGTACCTCCAGCCGATCATCGAGGATCAGAAGGGCAACCGCGAGGCCGTGCCGACGCCGGCTGGCGGCGCGGGCACCCAGGCTAATGCCAATCCGGTGATCGAGACAGTGGGCTAATTGACTTTTCACAGAACACCCCTTTACAATGGCGACTGTGGAAAAACCGTGATAGACCTGAAAGGACGAGGATTACCGTAATGTCTCTACCAACGAACGCTCCGGTTGCCGGTGCGGCACAGGGCGGGGTTCCGCAAGGGACGCCCGCGCCTGCTGGGGTTCCTGCCGGGACGCCCAGCCCCGCGCCGAACAATGCCCAGCCGAGGATGGTGCCGGAAGCTGATCTGCGCAAGCTGCAATCCGAACAGGACCGCCGCTTCGCGCAATATCAGCAGCAAGTCCAGGCGCAGATGGCGGGCCTTCAACGCCAACTGTATGAGGCGCAGACGCGCGGACTTCCCGACGAACAACGACGCGCTTATGATGCGCAGCTCGTTGCTCAGCAAGCCCAAGAACTCCAGGCTCAGAACCAACAACTGCAAGCTCAGCTCCAGGCGCAAACGATCACCCAGCAGTGGGTGAACTACTTTGCCGAGTTGGGTGTGCCCCGCGAGCGGCTTGACAGCAGCACGCCGGACACGCTGTTGGAAACTGGCTGGGGTTACGTCCGCGAGAAGCTAAGCGGTGCCTCCGCCCCCGCCCAAGACGCCGGCAATCCAGCGCCGGCTGCTGGCGGGCAGACGGTCCCTGCTTCAACCGTGCCTGTGGTGCCCGCGCCCACTGTGGCGACCCAAACCGGCGCACCTCCCGCTCCGGCGACGTTTCCCGAAGTGTTGAAGCAGTACGGTTTGCCCAACCAAGAAGCACTCTATCGAGCCGTGGAGAACGGGCAGCTTCCGCCGTCCGTGATCCCTATTCCGCCGGAGAGCGCGCCCGCTGCGTAGTGGGAAGTTCGCCTAACTTCGGCAGGAGAGATGAGCGATGGCAAACGTATCAACTAGTTCCTTTGCGGCGGGCGTCAAGACGATGTACGAGCGTCGTCTGCTGATGCGCGCCGTTCCGCGCCTGGTGCATAACCGCGCCGGGGTGCAGGCGAAGATTTCCCGCTTCGGCAGCCTGGAGTGGCGCAAGTACAACAGCCTCTCCACCGTGACGACCGCCGTGACCGAGGGCACCACCCCCGGCGAGCAGTCGGCTCCCTCCATCACGCAGATCACGGCCACGCCCGTTTTCTACGGCGCGTGGATCGGCTACACGGATGAGATTGACTATGTGGCCTACGACCCCTTCGTGTCGGAAGTTTCCGGCATCCTGGGCG